ACCCTGCCTCCGGGCTCGGGCGGCGTCTTTATGTCGGGCCAGGGCGGCGCCGTGCCGACGCTGGTGCACGCTCTGGTGTTCGCTCTGGTGTTTGCGACCATGCGTACCAAGTTTGCGAAATATTACTAGATCGACTAGTAGATGATAAAGTACCTAGCGATTGGCCCAGGCGCCATGGGCTACTTTATCTTCCTTGGCGTTCTATCTAAATTAAAGCAAGAAGGCCGGCTCGAAGCCCTCGAGGAAATCTCGGGCGCTTCGGCCGGTGGCCTTGCGGCCTTCCTGTTTTGCGTGACGAAGGGGGAGCCCTCCAGGGCTCTCGACTTTTCGCTCAACGTGCCCGTAAAACAGATTATGAAACCAAATATCAAAAACTTACTCCTGAACTATGGTCTCGTGCCGCACACCAAGATCCGGAAGGTGCTCTCGGGTGCATGCACTCAATTTCTTTCTAAAATTGATGTAACCTTCAAAGAGCTGTACGAATGGTACCCAGTGAAGCTCCACCTCTCATCCTATTGTGTGGATGTCGGCCGGACGGTGTACTTTTCGGTCGACACGACCCCGACCATGAGTGTACTGGACGCCGTATGCGCGACGGTCGCCATACCCTTTTTATTTACACCCTTGAAACTGGGCGACGGGTGGAACTATATAGATGGTGGGTCGGCCGAGACCATCCCGGCCGCGCCTTTTTTGGGAAAACCTGACGGCGTCATGGGTATCAAATTGGCCATGGGTCGACCCGTGCCGCCCAAGGACCTCAAGACGTACGGCCTCAGTATCCTGTACTCAACCATGAAGCTCAGGTATGACTATACAGACTTTGCAATTTTGAATGTAAATTCGGACGACCAAGACGTTTTTGACTTTGGTGCGTCCAATGATGGGAAGTTGAAACTCTTCATTCTGGGTCACTCTCAGAAAATTTCTTGACAGAATTCAAACATGGCCGAGACTCCTATGCGTAAAAGCCACGTCCGTCGCGTGACCCGCAAGGTCGTCCGGGTGCCGGCGGCCAAGGGGCGCCCTTCGTACACGTACGTCCGCAAGTCCAGTAAGACGAAGGTGCGTGCGTCCTACGCGTACGATGTCGGAACTATCGGCCAGCCCAAGTCGCGGATCGGTCCGCTCAAGCACGGCATGCTTACCCGCTTCGGGTACCACCCGGTCGAGGCCAAGACCAACCGCCGCAAGGCTCTCTCGAAGGGCGTCAGCAAGGGCGAAGAGCCCCTGGCCGTCATGCGCCGCCTGATCGCGATCAGCACGCTGACGAAGCGGACCGCGCCCCGGGCCTCCCGCATCTACAAGCAGGACGCCATGTGGGTCCGCAGTAAGTACGCCAAGTCGTTCAAGACGAGCCGCAAGTAAAAAAGTTTATATAAATTAGCATGTCCCATAAAAACACCTTGATGAAGCTAGAGGCTGCGGTCCATCCTTATAAGTTGGCGTTAAACCGGGCGCATGGTGAATACACACTTAAACTGCGCAATGGAAATACAAATGCGGCGACATTGAGTTATTTTTTAGACGAAAATGATGGTGAGCTCTTGTTGTCCGAAGGGCGAACCCACGCCGACTACCAGAAGCGCGGGCTCGGTACTAAACTGCGCGCGCTTGTGATTCTCGCCGCTTACCTTGGCGGTTTCAAAAAAGCGGTCCAGACGTCGACGAACTTGAATAAGATGACGCCCGGAAACAGACCCATAAGTGCTAAGATAATGAATAAATTGGGGTTCAAAGTCAATAAGATCCATAATAACAAGTCCGAGAACAGATCACTCAATTTAAACAATACTTCGATGAATAGGATCCGCGCTATATTGAATTCTGCATGAAAAAAAACTGCATTAACACTAAATGTATAATTCGAAAAATGCGAGATGGAACGCCAACATGCCCGGAGTCCTCAAGCCGACGCCCGCCCGGCGCGTTTTGATCAAACCTTGGACTTTATTCAAGGCGGTGTTCGTGGGGACGCTCGGCCTTGTCGGTCAGGCGTACATGATCCAAGGCGCCGCCCAACCGAACGTGTCCTCCGTCTACCCTTACCCGGGTCGAGGAAACGTAGCCGCCCACGGGGCGTTCTACCGCCGGCACGGCGGCCCTCAAAAGATCGAGCCCATCTACGGCAACATAGGAGGTCATAAGACGAACCTCGCCGTCGCGTACAGACACTGGCCCAGGGCGTATCGCAACTGGAAAATCGTCCCCAAGGGCGTCAATATTACAGGCCGCCTCCCAACTACCAAGGCGAACGATGCGGGCATATGCGCTCTCGGTGCCTGGTTTTATAACTGGACGGGACTCGGCGGGGGTTTTGTGGGGAGTCAGTGCGGCTTTACGATTGCCCGTATTCTGGGCCTCCTCAAGTTCCTGGATAGTTCCGTATTTCAGGCGTCGTTCGTCGTTCTCGGCGCCTATATTTTAGCGCAGCGGCGCGCCGAGTTCCTCGCTGCCGAGGATGAAAAGTGGCGCGCCGAAGAACTTGCGAAAATGAACGCGCGTATGGGCATATTGCGTAACCGGGTGGCGGCGAAGAAAGTCAATGAAAGTACAGCGAACATTCGCGCAGATATAGCCAAATTAGGAAAGGCGATACAGGCGTTGCGCAAGGGGGCCTCCGCGCGCAGCCGCAGAAGGCGCCAGATGAGCGCGACCCTACGCCGGACGGAGGCGCAAGCTTCTCGTCTCGCAGACGCCATCGCCAAGGGCGAGATGGTGGTCGTGCCGAATGAGGGTGGCGGTATCCGCACCATCCCCGTCGGCGCCAGAAATAGTGAGCGCCAGGCTAACAGCATCTATAATGCGTTCAATGTATCCAACAGCCTGACCGCGTATCCACTGCCGAGAAGAAGCCCCCTGGCCCGCGCCTCGAGCGCCCCGGTCCGCCGTGCGAACCGGCCCTCCACGTCACTAAAACGCGCCTCGAGCGCTCCTGTCCGCGGTGCCGCGAACAATAGGCGCAATGCCCTGAAGGCTCTTGCGTCAGTCGTCAACAACAGGGGGGCTTCTCAGCGCCGCTAACCAGCAACGGCTCTTTTCAACCGCGCGACCGTTGGCGAGTATGCGGCAATGGCCCCATTTTTAATGCCGTTAACAACATTTGAATATTTGCCTCTATTTGGTGGCATATTCTTGTAAATACCGACCATCTGGGCCCCGATGTTCCGCCCCCACTGAATCTGACCCGCTTTGTTGCGGTTCGCCACCACCTTGCGTGTCAATGCGGTGTTTATCAGAAGACGATGAATCTTGGCCGGCGGCACACCAAGCGCCTCGGCCAAAGTCTCCGCAACATACATGATTATACGGGACTTTTCCCAATCCCCAGAGACGAGCGCGGGTAAATCTGCGACCAACTTCCTCTCGAGATTGATTCCGTACAATCCACCCGCGAAGCCAGCTGCGGCTCCTCCTACGGCCGTTCCGGTGCGTTTAACACCTTCACCGACAAGTCCAACCGCGACTTTACCTGTGCCCACCGCCCCTCGTTTCACCGCCCGGCCGGCCCTCGAAAACAAATTCTGACGAAGGAAACGATTATTGATGAGTGGGCCGCCCCGTCCGATCTTATTGTATAGCTTTTTGGCTTCCCTATTATTGATCATATTCAAGTCTTCATGTGTGATCTTTCGCTTGGGCGTTTGATTTATGATAATGTTTAGCCCCCTGACATTACCTCTTGCGTTGTTTATGACCCGCCGGAGGTAATGGTTGACGATGGCGCGTTGGTTCGCTGTGATGGCTGGAGGGGGCGCCGGCTGACCGCGCATCCAGCGAGGTACCAGCGCCGCCATATATTATCTTATATTTACAAAATAAGCCGACACCGGTCGGGAGGAGATTTTTAACTTGAATTCTAAATCTTGGATAAAATAGCTTGCTTTGCTTTGTTGCCGGCGCGAGCACGCAAATTCTTCAGTTTGGATGGCTGACGTGCTCTTTGCATCTCTACTTGGCGGCGCGCTGCCGCATTAGACCTAAGCCATCCTGGATAAAGGGTCCTGCCCAAAGCCCGCCCTCCTGCCGCCACGGCCTTCGCAGCCCGCCCGCCGCGACGAGCCATCTGGAAAGCCCCTTCTCGCATACGATTTCTTAGTGCGGGTTGAGCAGCCACGATCTCTCTCATTATCGCTGTCTGCGTCTCCGTACGCGGACCCGGTGCGCGGAGCGACATTCCCGCCCCACCAGCCCGTGCACTACTTGCGCGAGCAAGACGTGAGGGTCGTCTCGGACTCTGAGAAGCGGAATTGCGTTGAACACTCTTGGCCCGGCCCAAAGTCGGTCGCGCCCCTCCCGCACGCTGTAGTAACGCAATGTTAACATCATTAACACCCGACTGGCGGAGGCGCGCTTGGCGTAGCAGGGCGGAAGTTGCGCGCATAGCCGACTGGCGGGCTTCGGCCTGACGCGTCTCATTTTGGCGGCGGCGCTTCTTTTCCATCCGATTTTTCTCCGCCTTCAACTGCGCCGGTGTGGGGGGTTCGATTCTACCGCGGAGCGCAGCACCTGGGTCGAACATTGATTCGGTCCATTTTGCGGCCGATAAGGCCCCACCAGCGCCTGCACGCGCGACACGTCCACCCGTCTGTTTTGCGGCCGTCATACCGACTCTAGTCGCCTGTGCTGCACGCCGAGCCGTATTTTGCAGTTTACGACCCGCCTCACCCGTCTTCTCTATAACACGAGCGGTCGTCACCAGAACTTGTCCCAAATGGGTGTTCTCGCGATTTCTCGCAAAGTTGCGGAGCGTAGCAGCGACTCCATTCGTCGTGATTTTTGCTAGAAGCTCCTCGCGTGCCGTTTTCGTCATGTGCCCAACTACAATCAAAGTCATAACAGCCAGAGCGACTGATTTACTCCCTGTAATGAGGTAGGCCTGCGCCACGATACCAAAAGGTCCTTGCAATGGTTCCATTTTTGACTTGGCCATCTCCATACCCTTCTTGATCCCGATCGCTATGTAAATTTCTTGGGCAACTCCCATCCCGAATTTTGCAGCGAAAGACGTGAATCGCTTCACAAGCCAATGCAAACCACCTTCACTTGCAATTTTATTTATTACGTAGTTAGTAATCTCTCTCTTTTTCTCAGCGTTTATACGAATAACACCGGCTGTGAAATTTGGAACATAATACCCCAAACTTTTTGTGTTCGTCGAGTAGTAAAACGTACTTTTCGGATCTTGGAGAGCCCAATTATATATCTCATCCGGTGTGAATAGGTTCTTGCCGGCTTTTCTTATGTTTAATTTTAAAATGTCATCCGCGTTCAATAAAACCATAGCCATGCTCCAATCAATTTCACCCGCGGCGTAGCGTGCAAAAATTTTGCCAATTTGTTTACCCGCCGCACTCTTCGCTATATTCTTCATCGCATCCTCTACCCGCGTGCTGAAAATTTTGGCCAATAAAGTCATCTCACCCACAAATCCCCTCTCCATCGCCTCCTTGACCGACCCAATCTCACCCACAAGCGCTTTGACGCTACCAGCTGTATGCACCATATTTCTTATGGTCACATTCCCGATGTTACCAAGTCCAGCTGCTCGCCAAACGTTCGCTACTTTTTCGTAGCCAGAGAGATTCAACTGAAGCTCGGCAACGCGCCCTCCTGCGGTGGCAATGCGGGCCCCGGCGGTGCGCAGGGCTGCGCGAGCCCTATTCGTGACGCTCTGTCTGGAGTTGGAAGTGGTGTTGGTGCCCCCCTGGTTGGCGTTTGGAGCCTTCTGGCGCGCCCCTAGTGTAGTTTTGGCTCGCGCGGCAGCCTGGCGCAAGCGTTTGGCTATCCGTTCATTTTTCGCCTCAATAGCCGCCGTCTTCATTGCACGCACTTGGCGCTTATTGCCACTGGTGAGAGGGGCTCTATTGGCTCCACGGCGCATTTGACGCACAGCCTTCTGGGCCGCAGCGAGTCTTTCCGAGTTCGAAGCATTATTCCCGGCCATGCGGTTACCGAAATACGCAACTACCGCATTTATAAGGCCGTCTCGCTTGTCGTAGTCCGAATGAATTTTATCAGGGTTAGTAGCAGTTGTCTTGATCCATATAATTCGCTCACCTGGATCCACATACCGCTTCCGCAACGACAACCAGGGTTTCCATTTTATATTTGCATTATTGAACATGTTGCGGTTTTGAGTTATGTTGGCCGCCTTCCCTTCCATAATACGTTTGATCTGATTGATGCGAAGTGTGGATACGTTGAACAACCCGTTAAGGACCAAGTCATCCACGTTCATCACTTGCCAGAAGTCCATTTCCTTGGGCAAGGACCGCCCCCCTTTTTTTTCAACAGAACCTAGGGTCAGAAAAATGAACTTTTTTCTCCAATTTTTTAACCATTGATTTTTCGCCAATTCTAAACCAGGGGGTTTGTAGTTCTTTATTTTATCAATCAGCATGTTAACGACGCGACCGCCAAGGGAGTGCCCTATTATGACTATTTTACGCACAGCCGGTGCCTGTGCTATAATTTCCTTGAACTGATCATTTACGAATTTATTTAGTTTATCCCGTGCATAAGTTTCGATACCTAGAAACCCCCCAGCCGCCGCCACCAAGGCTTGTGGCGGGTTATATCCCAGTCCCGGAACCCATATTTGGGGTTGATCGACGTCAACCTGAGAGCATCTTATCTTGAGCTGAATCTCTTTATTCTTCCCAATATAACTGGTACGAACACGGGATTCAATATTCTCTCCTCTTTTCTGCTGACAAGTCAAGCCGTTGTAATAGTAAATCTGGTACTTCACTGGAGTCCCCAGCCCCTCACGGATGCCTTTTTTCGCCGCGGCGAGGTTTTCTCTGCTATGAACCGATGGTGCAGGCTGCAATCCACCCCTGTTCATTACTTATGGACTAGAAAAAAAGCGTCCTGCCCGGCCCAGGTCCCCCTAATTTAAGACCTAGGACACCCTAAACTCAAACATGGAGTCCGTCCTTCGCCAGATCGCCGATGATATCTGGGCGTCCCTCGGGCCGGGCTACTCTGAAGCCGTGTACCACTGCGCCTTTGAGGTCGCGCTGCGGTCACGCAAAATCTACTATGAGACCGAACGAATCGTACCGGTGTTCTACGAAGGGCAGAACGTCGGGCACGTCCGGGCCGATCTCATAGTCGATCGCAAATACGTCATAGAGCTGAAGTCGGTAGGTAAGCTTGGGGAGACTTACCGAATTCAGACCCAAAATTATCTGAAGCTTCTTGACATCAAGGAGGGGTTCCTCATCAACTTCCCGGACAAGAGGGGCGCCCTAGAGTTTGAGTGCATCGAACGCCTCAAGGATCCTGCACCCGAGATGCTCGGCATGTACTAGAGCGTCTTGATGGCCTCCCACTGAAGCTCATTACATATTTTGAACCAGATTTGGTCCTGGATGTACAATTTCTCTTTGGATTTCAAAAGAGGAAAGCATGGCAGGTACTGGTCCTCGCTGAGCAATTCACAGAACTTATAAAGAACGTATGAGTAACTCAGGAAGTTCTTGCGGTTCGCGGGCTTGTGCCGCTCGAAAGGCTCCTGGATCTTGTGGAACATGAGCCGGAGCTTGTCCTCGAGGGCCTGGGGCATCGTCGGCGGCGTGATGCCGTTCAGGATCGTCGAGATGTACGCGACGTGCTCGTAGTACTTGGCGTAATTGAGCTTCTTCAAGAGACCTTTGACCTTTTCATGTGTAATATCAGACAGGTCCTTGATCTTTTGCTTCTTGAATTCTGATCTTAATTTAGATACGACCTCCTCTGGGACGTTCGTGGATTCCTTGGCCTGGAACTGACTGATCCACTCGTTGAAATGGTTCTCGCGCTTGTACGAATAGACGACGTTCTTCTCCATCTCTTGCTCTTCCTTGAAGCCGACCTCCTCGCCCAGGATCATATCGGCCCGGCCACACGCCTGGCAAATCTCTTCGCTCGTCACCGTCTCCGTCACGCGCGTGTACATTTTCCCACATCCCCTACAGGGTAGATCGTGCGGGCTCGTGCCCATTTCGACCCGCTCGTACTCACCCTCGACGTCGTTGAGGTACTTTTTGAATATATCCTTGCGCCGGACCCCCTTTCTTCCGGCCACCTTGAGCGACGCGACCTGTTGCGTCACGGGCGTCTGGTCGTCGGGGGTCATGGTATATTCTTTAATAACGGGAATGCACGAAAGCAAATACTCGACCATTTCATCTTGTGATTTGCATTCGTGTATTCGGGCGTTATACCTCGCCTCCATACTAATGTACCCTGACTAAAGTTTTAAGAGTCCAGTTTAGGCGCCAAATAGAAGCGTAGATCTCCTAAATTGGCAATTGTGTACCTGAAAATAATTGGCATGTTTTCATTCTCAGAGTCCTGCATGAGCTGGACCGACGAGCACATGTTGGTCGCCTTCGTAAACAGGTTGATGTACTTGAGGCTGAAGATGTTCCCGGTCTTCTTGACCGCCTCCGGGAACTCGAGGATCGTCTCCTGGTCGGCCCAGTCTCCCCGGCAGCTCAGGATCAGGTTGGTGCCCTCGCGTATGATACTCATGTCGTTCGCCAGGTTGCCCATGTCGCGGGTGACCCGCTGGAAATCGACCGAGGGCAGGGTCGTCACGACGTTCATGTGAATGTCCGGGACCTCGAGGATATCCTCGTTGATGTCGAGTAATTTCAATTTGAAATTCGTCGCGGACTTCTTGACCGGGTTCTCGATCAGAACCTCCATGACGTCCCGGCCCTCGACCTTCAGGGTCAGCGTGTCCTGATTCGTCACGGACTTGAGGAGCTTGTAGATGTTCCCCATGTTGAGCCCGGCCGCAATGTCCGTCGAGCACTCGTACTCTTCAAAGTTCTCGGCGCCGAGCGTCATGTGGACCAGGGTCACGCGGGCCGTATCGAGCGTCAAGATGTGAACCCCCTTGGACGTGAAGTAGACGTTCACATCATTGATGATGTCCTTCAGGACCTCAAAGACCGATTTGACGGCCGCGGCCTGAATTGTCTTCAGTTGCATTTGGCTGTAAAATGTCGCATTTCTCTAACCCGATCCGCGACGCTGATATGCGTCCGTGACGCTCATGCTGATTTTCTGCTCCAAATCTGGAGTCATCACCGGCTGGAGGGACGCGCCGTAATTGTCGAGGTCGAACATGCCGGGCATGTCCGACCCGTCCAGGTTGGTGCACAGCTTACCGCTCTCGTCCCAGGACTCGAAGTCGCAGGGGATCATCGAGACGAGCCAGGTCTTGACCTCGGCGCCAACCTTCATGTCGCCGTCGTTCGTGACGAGGGTCGGCACCCTGGTGATCTTTTTGGACGGCACGCCGTGCGTCGTGACGTTATGGAACCGGACAATCTCTATGAGGGCCGGCTGGGTCTTGATGAATGCGATGATATCCTGGGACCACTTGCATTTGTCCGAGTAGACCAGCAAGGCCATTTAAATTAAGTCGTTTTTTTTCAGGGTTCCGGAAACGCGCCAACTTTTTTCACGGACTAAAGTAATATGAAGGACATTGTGATCCTGATCCTCGTGGTGATTCTCGCGTTCCTCGTCTGGAACAGCCGGGTCACCGGCACCTATACCGCGTCGCCCATGGGGATCCCGGTCGACACGGCCGCGGCCATCCCACCTGAGATCACCGGGGCGATCATCGAGAAATTTCAGAGTGAAAATCCGGACCTGTACCCGATCGAGACCCTGTTCGTGAACCCCCAGAAGGACAACGTCTTCGACTCGCGCTTCATGTTCTTCAACACCAAGCACTTTTACGGCGCCCAGTACGACATTCAGGCGCGTGTCGACGAGGACGGCTCGGTCAAAATCCTGAAGAAGACCGAGACGGCCACGTCCGACCCTGGCTACGGGTACGTCCCCGACAAGTACCAGCCCTGGAGCGGTATCCAGGGGACCCTGGACGCCCAGCTCAAGAAGGAGCTGTCGACGCCCATCCCGGAGCCCAATCTGGACAACCTCGCCCAGGCCTACAAGCAGAACATGACCGTGACTCAGCAGAACTTGCAAATGCGCGAGTAATTCATATAACAAATTCAAGACCAGATATTAGATGGACCAGTTCTCGGCCAAGGACCTTGCGGCCCGAGAAAAGGCCAAACATTCCGCCAAGAAGGAAATGTACAAGAATATGCTCACTCAATTTTGTCGTAAAATTCGCACGTCCTATGAGCTCGGCCACAGGGAATCCATCGTGTCCGTCCCTCCATTTATCGTGGGATTTCCAAAGTATGACATGGCCAAGGCGGTCATGTACATGGCCCGCCAACTCCAAAAGCTAGGGTACCTGGTCGACATGGTCGGCCCCTTCAGCCTCAAGGTCTGGTGGACTAAATTTCCGGATCAAATTGAAGAAGCAGGCGAAGAGATGCCTCTGGATATCCTGCCGGGCCTAGTCAATCTTCAGAAGACTGCTCAGAAGTTAAGGAAGAAGTGAGATCCCTAAAATATATAGAAAGTTGGTTCGCGCCGTCGCTCGTCACCGCCACGCCCAGAACCACTACATGAAGAGAATCATCGAGCCTAATTTCTTCAGAATTTATGAACGACGCGGCGGCCTCGAGATCGGCCCTCACCTCTGGGACCGGGACGCCTTCTTGAATTTTGAAAAGATATACGAAACGATGGGTCGGTGAATTTTTGACCCACAGGTGCGAGCATTTTTCCAACGGCACAACGTTCCTCAAAGCCCGCGTCAACTCGTCCGGAAGTATACGTCGCATATATTCATATACAAATTCATACTGGGCCGTGGGAATCCTGTGATACACGAATTCGACCCCCTTTCCACAATCATAAGATGCGATGGCGTCCCCATATTCGACGTAAAATTCAAAACCCTGACCGTCCGAACCTAGCATCATCAGACTGCCGGGATCGGGGTTTGCAATCTCGCCCGGAAAATACTCTATGAATTTATCATAACTTTCCTGACCGGCATTTTTTATAATAAATTCTGATACGTTTTCGACTTCACTAGGGAAGAAGCCAATGCTGCGCCTACAGGTCTGGATGTCGGAAGGTGTGATTTTGATGGACGTCTCCGTGTAGTTCACCATTTTCTATGGATGGCACAAAATTACTCGGCGCGGAAAGCGCCAGTGGTATTAATTCTCACATTCTATTAAAGAATGGAACTCCTCAACGAGTCCGAGCGCCGATTCACCAACAAGCTCTGTGATGCCATGATCCCTCCTATGGTCGAGACGTTCTGGGAGATTTGGCTCGAGGCCAAGAAGCAATCCCAGGGCAAGGGGACCCCTCAGGTCTTCGATGAACTTCTTCGTGAAATTAAGACGTGGAATTCTTCAATTTCTCTCAAGAATTCAGAGGCCATCATCAAGAACGACTCGCTGTTCCCCAAGCTCTTGGCGGCCGTGTTCGTGACGCACGTGAAGATCCTGAGCGCGATCCGCACCGACCGAAAGTCCAAGAAGATTACCATCAAGCTCCCGGCGACCGAGGTTTTCGTCCAGCGGTGCTACGAGGCCTGCGCCGAGGATATTTACAAGCGCCCGGACGTCATCATCAACCCGTCCATCAATGAGGACACTCGCATGGAACAACTTCACGAGAGATTTTGTGTCAAAATTAGAAAAGTCATAGATAGTCTGATCCCGACGGCCGACATTCTGGACGCGTACCTGCCGATGGGCGATAACATGAACCTCGACGGCGACGAGGAAGAAGAGAACGCGGACCTCATGAACGAGGACCCGGCCGAGGAGCCGGAGCCGATGCCCGAGCCGGAGCCTATGAATGAGAACGCCGAGGTGGAAGGCGTGCCGATGAATGAGAACGACGGGGCGCCAGCCGGAACCCCGGGCGGTATGGAGATGGGCGCGACTCCAGGGGGGACGAAGACGGTCGCAGTGACGCCGTCCATGCAGCCGCCCAGAATTCCGGAGCAGAACCTTTTCGACGACGCACGTGAAAAGTAGGCCCGTAAAAAACTTGGTAACAATTAATGGAACAGCATCTTCGCGAGCCGTTCAGCGCCGCCGTCATCGCCGCCGGAATCACCATGGCTTACGTGTATGGCCGGGCCAAGATGAACGGCGAGCACAAGCTCAAAAACTCGGACCTCGTCAAGCCGGCCTTCCTGGTCGGTCTCCTCGTGTACTTTATCGTGAGCCAGGGTCAGGGATATTCGCAAGATCCTGCAGTCAAGGCGCCTTTTTAACTTAAGGAATTTCGCCTAGTAAAATACTAAATGACGACTCTCGCTGCATTCAACGAGATGATGGGTCAGTTCATCGACGAACTCATTCAGGTGTTCCCCGATGAAAAGGCATTCCAGGACGCCAAGGCGAATCCCTGGACCAAGGACGACTTCATGAAGTGCATCAACCCGTGGGCGGCCCAGATGATGCAGAAGGACGAGGCGTTCTTTTGCGACGAGAACAAGTTCGCCCGGAAGCTCAATCTGATCGCCATCTGGAAGACGGACGAGTGCACCGAGAACACCAAGAACGCCATCTGGCAGTACCTGCACTCCCTGTACATGATCGCGACGACCATGAGCATGTTCCCGCCCGAGACGCTCGCCATGATCGAGTCGGCCGCCGAGAAGTGTGCCAAGAACTTCCAGGGCGGCGAGGCCCCCAACGAGGCGGCTCTCATGGCCGGCATGAATAACATGCTGGCCCAGATGCTCGGCGGCGGCGCCGGTGGGGCCAACCCCCTGGCGGCCCTCATGGGTGGGGCGCAGCCGCCCCGTCAACGCAAGAAAAAATCATCTAAGTAAGTAATAGAATGAATCCTCTGGAGGTGTTTCAAGCCAACAAGCTCCTCGAGTTTTGGCCGACCGCGAGGCAGTCGGCCCGTGAGCGCGTCTCGGCCACGGCGCGCTTCGTCATTTACAGCACGTGCATCGTCTACCTCATCAACCGGGATCCTCGCGTGTTCGCCCTCGGCGTCCTGGTCCTCGCGATTCTTTATTACATGCACATCTCCCGCATGATTTCTGACGGCAAGCTCCGGCCGGCTCAGGGCGACGCGCGCGTCCCAGGCCCCCTTCGCGACCCCGTGACGATGCCGACCATGGATAACCCCATGGGAAACGTTCTCATGACCGACTACATCGACAAGCCGGACCGGCCGGCCGCGGCGTGGTACCCCAGCATGCGCGCCCAGGTCCAGTCGGTCTGGAGCCGCATTCACCCGTACGAGCGTCAGCGCGACGCCGAGCGCAACTTCTACACCGTCGCGTCCACGACGATCCCGAACGATCAGGCTGGGTTCGCACAGGCTGCGTACGGCAAGCCGTTCGCGCCCAAGTGCCACGACCAGGGCGGTGCGGCCTGCGACCCGGATCGGTTCTACTCGGCCTTCCCCGAGACGACGCAGCTGCGCGGTGGCAATGGCGGCGGGTACGGCAAATAAAATGTGCCTAAAGTAATAATGGGTCGTCAGGACACCAGCAAGAACATTCTCCAGCAAAACGTCTGGATCGGCCCTGCGCAGGTCGTCCTCGAGGACCAGGTCCAGGTCGAGAGCATGCTCCGCGAGGAGCCGACGACGGCCTGGAAGAAGGGCTGGTCCGAGCAGCCGTACGATTTCCCGAACTCTTACGTGAAGCTGCCGCTGCGCGTGCTTGGCTGGGACCCGATCAGCACTTTCGCCGATCAGCAGAATACTCGTTTCGTTCAGCGTTATTTTTCTAAGTAAATGATAATATGGACCCATTGGCCCTAGCAGCCGTTGTCGGTCTTGTGTTTGCCGGTAAGCGCCTCAGTGAGAATTCGGATGAATCCTCGCGGGCGACTTTGTCAGCAACCACGAAACCCCTCCCACCCATCACACGCCGTGACATCGACTTGATGGCTCATCCGGCCGATCACGCAGCGGACGCTTTTGACCTGGCCGTGACGACGCCCAATCTGGGCCGTCGTATCGGCGATTGGCGGCTCCGCCCCAAGGATGCCGTCCGGAATCTCCAGGACGTGTCAAAGACGGCGACCCGTTTTCCTTACGGCCAGCCGGTTTACGACATGGTGAACCGCGAGTACGTCACGAACAAGATGAACAATCTGTCGCCGCTCGAACAGCCCAAGAACGTCGGGCCCGGTCTCGGTCTCGGCCCGAACGTCGCGGCCGGTGGCGGCTTCCACGATTACTTCCGTGCTCTTCCGACCAACATTAACGAGGAGAAGCTCACGACGATCGAGGGCCGCGACGGCCCGCCGAATCCCGTCGTCAAGTCTGGTCTGCCTCTCATCGGCTCGATCACCAAGGAGGCCAAGGAGACGAAGGCCTGGATGCGCGAGCCGGCTCAGGGCGGTGGCCAGGGTCAGGGCGGTGCCATTGTGGGTGCCGAGGGTCGCCCTGATTTCCTCAAGACTCGCCGGACGACGATCCGCCAAGAGACGGGTCTGCGCGCCGACACGCTCGCGGACGGCCCGCCGCAGTATAACGTGTACCAGCCGTACGCCTCGGGCACGACGGCCTATACCGACAAGTCCCTGACTCGCCTGTCGGGTTATCGGTCAAAGGAGGATCGCGCAGGCAACGCCGGCTCCATGAACGTTCGCAACGACCCCGTCAATCAGGTTGGCGCGGCGACCAATCTTCGCCCGGAGTCCAAGTCGGTCGCCCCCGGCCCGATGGGCCCGACCGGTCTGAACAATAGCCGTGGTTACAAGGCGCCGCAGTACGACGATCCCCTGAACGAGCACAAGGCGGACGGATTCAACCCACTTGCCAGACCGGCCGCACTCGACATTGCCATCCAGCAGCTCGAGAAAAATCCGATCGCGCTGCCGCCCCTTAAGGTTGTTTAAAAAAATCTAGACCCATTATAAAATGAGCGGTGGTATCGTTCAGCTTGTCGCGACTGGACCTCAGGACGCGTGGCTGACCGGCAAGCCCGAAGTTTCTTTTTACCGGTCGAACTACAAGCGCTACACGCACTTCGCCAACTCGGTCGAGCGCCAGGTGATCCAGGGCACGCCCATCGCCGGCGGCATCTCGACGATCCGCTTCGAGAAGAAGGGTGATTTGCTGACGTACGTGTACCTGACGGCGCGCGACTCGAACGGCTCGTCGATCGCCGGCCTGAACTGGTCGAACGTTATTGACAAGATCGACCTGTACATCGGCGGCCAGATTGTCGACACGCAGGACATCGAGTACATGACCGACATCGAGCCCGTGACTGGCGCCCAGAACTGGTCCCAGCGGTACCTGAACACGACCAGCACGACCATCAATAACCAGAAGGCTTCTTTCCTGCCTCTGAAGTTCTTCTTTTGCAAGGACTGGGCGGTCGCACTGCCCCTGGTCGCCCTGCAGTTCCACGACGTCGAGCTCCGCATCACGTGGTCGTCCACCCTGGCGACCACGGCGAATCCGACTGGTATCCCGGCCGGCAGCCCGGCCTACTCCAGCCTGCAGTACATCTGCTGGGCCAACTTCACGTACCTGGATCAGGGTGAGCGCGACTGGTTTGCCAAGACGAGCCACGACCTGCTGGTGACCCAGGTCCAGCGTGTCCTGATGGGCACCGCCCCGACTCAGGAGCTGGCCCTGGCCCAGCCCGTGAAGTTCATCGCCTTCCCGTGCATCAACTACAACCAGCTGTACGCCTCGGGCTCGGCGAACGCCATCAACACGACCCTGAAGACCCAGGTGAACGGCGTGGATGTGGGTGAGGCCCGCCACCTGACCCACTGGATCGACGTGCCCCAGTACTACAACACCCAGTGGGGTTATCTGGCTCCCAATACCACGACCGCGGGTCTGAGTACGGCGAACGTCGCGATCATCTCGTACTGCCTTGACACGGCCAAGCTCCAGCCGACCGGTACGCTCAACTTCTCCCGCCTCGACACGTTCCGCATCGTCGTGCCGCCGTCCCTGACTGGCGGTCTGTCGAACCTGGCCCCGGTCATCAACTACCCGACGCCGTACCTGTACGCCGTCAACTACAACGTGCTGAGAATCCAGAACGGGCTCGGCTCGCTGCTGTACGCGAATTAAGTTCCTTATCAATTCTAAAATGCAATTGTGGCACTGGCTCCTCTTGCTCGGTCTCGTCTTTCTGGTTTCGTACAATCCGCGCACGGGAAATCTCGGTAAATTTTTTGGTCCAGAAGTATCAGTAGAGGGCCATGTCGAATCCTCGAGGGATTCGCGAAAGGCACAAAGCGATAGCAATCCCCGTGAGCGTAGTGAATGATGTCCAGCACTTTTTGGTCGTCCATGACAGGCGATACAAAGAGTGGACTTTTGTGACCGGCGGGTGTCGCCGACGCGAGGTCTATAACCCACTTCGGTGTGCGGTTCGAGAACTCGAAGAAGAAACACGTGGTGTCATAAACCTGAAGCGCGGTACCTA